GCCGGCTTCAATGCCCCGTTTAGATACAGGTTAGGTGGAGGCGGGCGCCTTGCAAAGTGGACGAGAGAACAGGAAGAGGAGTTAGAATCGCTTACAAACCCGAACGGGAAAGGGCGAGAAACTCCGTACCTCACTATCTTGAAGACAGTCTGGAGAAATCCAGACGGCTCCCTCGATCTTGACTCTTCTAAAAATCAAAAGCTCCTCGATTGGGCGGATGAATCCAGTACCGATTCGGACGAAAGTCCAGAAAGGGAATTAGTGGTTCAATCGCAATCTCGAGAAGTCGCACAGGCCTACCGCCGTATAGACCAATCCAAGGAAGAGGGCATTGCTTACATCTACTTTGGGGTTAATGACGATGGTTCGCTAGTGTCTGAACACAAACAAAAGGCTGTTTACTCCTTCGCTCAAATTGTCTACAATGAGTACATACACGAACACTTAACAGTGGAGGTGGAGTACTTAACGCAGATACAGTTTGTCGATGAATGTACTACTCTTGCAGGGCATAACATCCCTGAAAATGAGAAGGACAACATCGAGTATAAGTCAACCGGAAGCCACAAGGTTGAAAGGGAATATAGGCAGCATTTCATGATGCCTGCACCCAAAAAAACCGACTGGCGTAGTATACGGTTTACAATACAGCGCGGAAGTAAAGCAACCGAACCTGAATTTAACTTACATGAGATTAAGGAACACATCAATCCTATATACAACCGCAATTATCGGTATGTAAGAGGGGTTGAGGATTTCGATAGTCCCATCTACAAAGTCTCCAAGTATCGTATTGCCTGCTGGAGGAAGAAGGGGTTCAAAGACCTACCTCATAACATCCGGGACAAGTTGATCTATGAAGACCGACAACAAATTGCTGCGTTTCAAAAATTCGGGCAGATAGTGGAAGCGTACATCACCGCAATGGTTTGTGCACGTCAACACCCATCAATACCACTAGCCGCAATCCCACCGAATGACCTGCCTGAGCTCCTGAAAAATGGAACTTTGGGTCACAAGGCGGGGTCAGAGCTCAGGTGGTTAGACCTGAATGACTATGACGACGCGCAATTTTATGGTGCAGTAGAGTATGCAGTGACGACGTTACGCCTACACTTTGAACAGTGCGGGTATGACATCGACCCTGTAATCGCTATGGTGAAAGAGATGTCTGGTGAACTTCGAGCTTTATGGCAGCACGGGGATAACCCGGGCAAACCTAAGCTCAATAAGCTTACCTATGATACTCTCGTCGCCCTACATTGGTCATCAAGGACAGTTACAGCCCTCAATGATTCAAATAGGGTAACGCTCCACTCTGCTGATCCAGATAGAGCCGCCTTTTTCACAGGCGACCTATACATACCATCATATGGCCTCTGTCTCTTAGGTTACCTCGGAAGATGTATGCCTCGCCCATCCCCCGACAAAGTCGAGGAGGAAACTTGGAACACTTTCGAGAGATTCAAAAACCCAACCTTCGTTACGCAACCTAGATTGGATAGCGTAACTGCTTGGGCCAAGAACTACTTCAAAGACATGCCAGACCCCGGTTCACTCGTGCCAGAAGCCGCCGCAATGGGGGCCGGGCTCGAGTCAAATAGGCGCAATGGTGGCATGATCCAGGCAGTCTCCTACTACTACCACATCTTTGTGGCAATGGCAGAGGAAGACATCCCGGACCGCTATCAACACGTCAAGAACTGGAAACGTCAATACATAAACGACGAGTTTCATGAGGGAAATATCTCAAGGAAAATTACGGATCACAACACTTTTACGTGGTGTCTCTCCGCAGATATCCTAGAGGAGTACCGGAAACACGCAGTTGTCTGTAAACGCGAACACTGTAATGACATTGAAGCCCATCTTCCACTCATGCCCTTCGGGATTGCGGAATTGGGTGGAAAAGTCCGAGTGCCGTGTGTCACATCAGGATTCCTTAACCTATTGTGCCAACCTATTCGGAAGGCAATGTGGTTGAGGATCAAGAATGACCCACGATGCAAATTCCGTACCTCAGGTGCCAATAAAGAAGGCTTCTTAACGAAGTTCTTTGAGGAACTAGAGGATGCAGATTATGTACACTCTGGAGACATGACAGTAAGCACAGACAACTTCCCATTCTCATTCATGGATGCCGTAATCAAAGGGCTACCCATAAGTGATTATTGGAAATCGTTAGCCCTCCTCTGTACCGGACCATTTAGGATTTTACCTCCAAATGATGATACGGCACATGAGAGGATACACGCTATGTACGATAATCCTAATCGACACACCGATCATCAAGACCGAGATGTCAACCCGATAAACATCATCGACTCTAAGTTCGACCTATTCGGTTGCCGAATTGGTGAGCCAGGAGAGAAGGTGGTATCGGTGCTCCCATTTAAAGAAACCCCAGAGGAGGTTGCAGAGGATATACAGGACACGATCGATCGCAACGCCCATTTCCAGTCACTACCAAAAGCCGAAAGGCCCCAGCAAGTGATAGATGAGCTTGAATCCGTGTTGTCCCGCAGACCTGCGCAGATCCAATGGGATAAAGTGTCTCTCGGAAGTTTCGGTAGATCACCCACAGAGGGATGGTACGCCGATCAACTGAAAGAACTACGGGAGAATTCTCCAACATTATATGTTAAGATGGTAAAGCCCGAGACTACCTTCGTGAGAAAGAAAGAACCCCCTGGCACTTACGAGCTGATGCTCGGCCGGAGGGTATTCCATCCACTGATTCGTCCTAGGCAATATACGGAAGTTAAGATTCAGAAGGATAGAACTCAAGTCAGATTCGCTAGCGATGAAGACTTGAGATCCTACGCCTTAAAGAAACTCCTACGAGACCAGCGAAATATACGCCGTACTCTTCGACAGGCAGATAAGCAAGCTCAGTCGCCAATCGAAAGGATACAAGACATGTATGTCACTGGACTTCCCCACCATCTAATGCCGAGAGCGACGCCCGGACTGGACAGGTTTATGGATGCCGATTTGGACCCTAACCATACCGAACCAGGAGTCGTCCTTAGCTCAATAAATGAAGTAACCGTCAAATGGAACAGGTCCACTGATCCTAATCCAAAGAATCTGGGGATGGAACATCCTCCCCAGACCTGGAAAGGCTCAGTACACCCAAAGAACCGATCCCCAATGGAAAAGCTACAGGAGCTTGAGAACTCTCAAGCCAGAGTATTTTCCATGGGATTGGCGAACCTAGACGGCCCTGACCACGCCTACCTCTCCAAAAAGGGTCTACAGATGGGTACATCTATAAGCATAGCTATGCTTTATAGTTACAACCTATACTGCGACCAGTGGGCTTCGGATCAACCCGGAGCTAGAGGCAGATCACAATTATGTGGAGACGATTCAATGAGAGCAGGAAACCTGATCTATA